TTGCTAGGTGGGGCTGGCGACGACACCCTCGATGGCGCCGCCGGCAACGACCAACTACTTGGAGGTAGCGGCGACGATACTTATGTGTACCGCTCTGGGCAGGACCTCATACAAGAGTCTTCTGGCAACGATACCTTGCTGTTCGCCAACGGCATCACCTTCAGCCAGGTTGGCTCCGGCCTCACTAAATCGGGCAACGATCTGATCCTCAAGATCAGTGGCAGCACCACCGGTCAGGTCACCCTGAAAGACTTCTTCCTTGGTGGCGACTCTCTCGTGGAGAACATTGTATTCGAGACGGGAGGGAGCCTTGCTGCGGAGCAGATATTCGGTGCCTTCGGCTTGGGAATGCCCGAGCCGCAGCGACTCTTCGACAATCAGGTAGAGGGTGGGGCAGGGGACGATACGTCGCTGTCCGGGACCACCCAGCGTGATTTGTTGCAGGGCTTCAACGGCAACGATCTGCTACGTGCGGGCACAGGCAATGACCGTCTCGAAGGAGGGAACGGCAACGATACTCTCCATGGCGAGGGAGGGAACGATACTCTGGTTGGCGGTCGTGGTGACGACACCTATGTGTTCGCGGCCGGTGGCGGTCAGGACATGATCGACAACAACGGCGGTGGTTTCGACACGCTGCGGTTCGAAGGCATTACCTTCAGTCAGGTTTCCAGCGGCCTGATGAAGAGTGGTAACGATCTGATCCTGCGGGTCAGTGGTGGCAGCGATCAGGTCACCTTGAGAAACTGGTTCCTCGGCGGCGATTATGTTGTGGATGTAATTACATTCGCCTCTGGCGGGCAGTTGACAGCACAACAGTTGTTCGGCGCGTTTGGTCTTAGCAATCCGGATCCCAAGGGATCGCCCGCTTACATAGATCCACCGGATGAGCGAGCCTTCGGCACTCTCTATGCCGGCATGGCGGGGGATCAGACGATCTTCGGCTCCTCGGATGCAGATCTGATAGACGGAGGGGCAGGCAGCGATCGATTACGTGGCGGCAAGGGCAACGACTATCTGATGGGCGGCGATGGCAGTGATACCTATCACTTTGCGGCAGGGGATGGTCAGGATACGCTCGACAACCTGTCGAATACGCCATCCGATAGCGATATGTTGAGTTTCGACGATATCTCCCGAGAGAACCTGTGGCTGTCACGCCAGGGAGATAACCTTGTCATCGATGTGCGAGGCTCCGAGGATAGTGTCACCCTGCAGAACTGGTATACGAATCCGGCGCAACAACTGGACTCGATCCAAGCGGGAGGATCTTCACTCTATGCCAATCAGGTGGATGCCTTGGTCAATGCCATGGCGGCGTTCGGAGCACCCGCTGGAGGTGAAACAAATCTAACTCAGACACAGCGTGAACAGTTGGAGGCGGTAATAGCGGCTAACTGGCAGTAGGGGCGCAGCCTCTCGGCGCAGTGGGTCGAGAGGCTTGTTCCGTTGCAACAGTTGCCCATGTGGGGCTCGTTCATCAGGCGACTTCACGTCGCACGCGCTTGATGAACTCGGTCGGTTGGTAGCCGCCTTCGTCGAAGCCAAACTCGATATTCGCCATCGATCGTTCCATGCGTTTGGCCTGGCGGTCGCTGAAGATGAAGTTGCCTTGGGCGTCCATCAGGTTGATGAGCTCCGAGACGTTGTCCACCAGCATCGATGCGCGGGTGAAGGCGGTCTATCTGGCACTGGGTATCAACCTGGCCGGCGAGAAGGAAATCCTCGGCCTGTGGATCGCCCAGAATGAGGGCGCCAAGTTCTGGTTGCAGGTGGTGACCGAACTGCGCAACCGTGGCGTTCAGGACATCTTCGTCGCCTGCGTGGATGGCCTGAAGGGCTTCCCCGAGGCCATCGAGGCGGTGTTCCCGCGCACCAGCGTGCAGCTATGCATCGTGCACATGGTTAGGCACAGCCTGAACTACGTGTCCTGGAAGCGACGGGCCGAAGTCGCCGCTGACCTGAAGCGAATTTACCAGTCCGCCACCGCTGACGAGGCCGAACTGCGCCTTGGCGAGTTTGAGGCCAAGTGGGATGACGACTACCTGCCGATTGGTCAGTCCTGGCGACGCAACTGGGCCAGGATCACGCCGTTCTTCGACTTTCCGCCAGAGATCCGCAAGGTGATCTACATCACCAACGCCATCGAATCGGTGAGCATGAGCCTGCGCAAGATCACCAAGAACCGCGGCTCGTTCCCCAGTGACGAGGCGCTGCTGAAACTCTTCTACCTGGCGCTACGCAACATCAGCAAGAAATGGACGATGCCGATCCGTGACTGGAAGGCGGCGCTGACGCGCTTTACGATCGGCTACGAAGACCGGCTGCCGCAGCCGTAACCCCAACCCCAACCCCGGTTACACAAAATTCTGCACACCCTCTAAAAAGGCCACCCGAAGGTGGCCTATGAGTTCATGCTGCAATAAGTTGTCGTGCCAACGCCATCTCCACCGAATCCCCATCCTGGTTCAACGAGTCGAGACCTGACTCGGGAACGTCTCCCGACGTGCTCTGAGCCACAGCGATCTTCTTGGCCATCAGCTGTAAGCAGGTGATCTGCGAGCTGCCGGCGTAGCCGAAGAACACCACCCGCACCGGGTGCTTCTGCCCGATCCGCCACGACCGCCGCGCGGCCTGCTGCAAGGTGTACACGTTGTACCCCGTCTGCAGGAACGCGATGGTCGGGAAGTCCAGCAAGTCCAGCCCGGTCTTCACCAGCTCCGGGTTGGTGATCAGCACATCGATGCCGCGATCGACCTGGTCGAGGATCCAATCCTCGCGTCGAGCGGTATCGACCGAAGCACGTAGCACTGCCACCTTCAGCCCGGATTGCTCGAGCACTTTCTTCAGCCTGGACGTGGTGTCGCGCGTCCCGCTGTAGACGGTGTATGCCAGAACCTTGCGGCCCTTCGCTTTCTCCTCGAGGCAGAGGTCCACCAGCGCCTGCTCCTTGGGCATCAACTGCTCGTCGCCGAAGATCGCTGGCACGAAGGCCAGTGTGTCCCGGCTTCGCGGATGCTTGACGATCTCCGGTCGGAAACAGCAGTCCGGCCAAGCCAGCAGCACGTTGAGGACCACGCCCAGGAGCGTGGTATCTCGTCGCGCCAGAGCCTGGCGGAGCTCCGCTGTCAGCGTGGCCGCCAGGCGCTGATAGGCCGAAGCCTGCTCAGGCGCCATGGGCACGTCGACGAACTCCTCCTGGTAGTCGGGCAGTACGTTGCCACCGATATCCTTGAGCTTCAGGAACACGGTGAACGGCAATACGAAGCGGTGGATGCCCTTCGGGCCGAAGCCGGGAGCCTTCACCGTGCGTACCGAGAGCTTCTTGCCCCGCGCTGTCTTGTGCGAATCACCGTCGCGCTCGGTGTAGATATCCTTGAGCACACCGTGGTCGCGCATGAACGACATGGCTGCGGGAGCCATGCTGCCGCGCGCGTTGGGCCGATAGCCGTCCTCGATCATGCGCTGGGTGAGGATGCGGAACAGGAGATAGAACAGATCGTCGGCGTAGCCGCCCATGAGCGTTCCGGTCAGCAGCACGGTTTTCCGTGCCTTGGCTGCGAGAACGCCCATGGCCTGGCCCTGGGCCGAGCCGCTGTTCTTGTACTCATGTCCCTCGTCCACCACCAGCAGGTCGAAGTAGCCATCAGGTAGGTAGCGCTTGATGAACTCGGTCGGTTGGTAGCCGCCTTCACCGAAGCCGAACTCGATGTTTGCCATCGATCGCTCCATGCGTTTGGCCTGCCGATCGCTGAAGACGAAGTTGCCCTTGGCGTCCATCAGGTTGATGAACTCCGAGACGTTGTCCACCAACATCGTGGCCAGGAAGTCCTCGCCGAAGTCGTTCAGCAGGCGCTCCGCCCTGACCGGGCCGATGGTTGGAATCCGACACATCGACGTGAGGATCGTTGCGCGCCGGTTGCCGCCGTTGGGCTTGCCTGGCCGGATCAGCGTCCAGAGCGCCCCACGACAGGAGGAACAGGTACGTCGACGGTCACCACGCTCGAACTCCTCCACCGTGACCAGGTTGCCTTCCAAGTCCTCGAGGACCTGGCCGCAATCCGGGCACGCAGCGAGCAGTTGGCCACCGGCGGCGCGCTTCTTCCAGCAGGCGAGCCGCCAATGGAAACCCATCCGCATCCGCACGCGGCCGAGGATGAAGAACTCCTGGCGTCCGTCGTAGGCGTCGCCCATCTGATCTCGCAGCTTGAGCAGCTTGAGTAGAGTATCTGGGCCATTGAGTACCCAGACTCGGGCGGCTGGGATGGTCTCCAGGATCTCACGGCGCCACTTGTAGACCAGGTGCGGCGGAGAGACGACCAGGGTCCGGCGATAGCCGGCGGCGTGCATGACCGCTGCGACAGCGATGGCCATCATGGTTTTCCCGGTGCCCATCTCGGCGTTGATGATTCCGGCCTGCTCGTTACGGTCCAGCAGCAGGGCGGTGATGGCCTGGACGACCTCGGCCTGGGCCGCGAAGGGCTTGCGCTTGAGTCGGTCCATCACCAACTGGCGGTGAGCGTTGTCGGAGCCGGTATAGACCGGGGGGTTGGAGCGATTGAGCGACTCCAGGAGCTCGTCGCCGAACTCGTCGATGAAGTCGGTCAGATTGATGTTCAGGGGGGAGGCGGCCAGGGCGGCCGGTTGGGTCAGAGCGTTCATGTTGTAGCGCCGCGCGAAATTCATCGGCCTGTTGCGCGATAAATCCAACGCGGCGCGCCTTTCAGTGGTGGAAAAGGAATTTCAGAATAGCCCGGCGGGTTCCGCCTGGATATCCCAGCTGAAGATCAGAACCTCCCGTGCGTCACTCCCCTTGCCACCTCCGACCGTGTACCGGATGTCCGTCGCCTCGATGTGATAGTCGGCAAAGCAGCGCCGGATATCTGGATGGTCGTTCAGGCTGATGATTGCCTTCCCCCTCAACCGCTTCAGCATCTCAGCCATCTCTAGGTATTGCTCGAAGCCGAACGGCACGCCGTAGCCCTCAGTCTCCCAGTATGGCGGGTCCATGTAGAAGAGCGTGTGCTCGCGGTCGTAGCGCTTCAGGCAGTCCTGCCAGGTCAGATGCTCGATGTACGTGTTGCTCAGGCGCAGGTGAGCCGCAGAGAGCGCCTCCTCGATCCGCAGCAGGTTGAGGCCTGGCGGCTGCGTGGTGGCCGTTCCGTAACTTTGGCCATCCACACGCCCGCCGAAGGCGCTCTGCTGCAGGTAGTAGAACCTAGCCGCGCGTTGGATGTCGGTCAGGGTCTCCACGCGCGTCTCCTGCAGCCACTTGAATACCTGGCGAGAGCTGAGCGCCCACTTGAATTGACGGACGAACTCCTCCAGGTGGTGTTGAACGACCCGGTACAGATTGACCAAGTCGCCGTTGACGTCGTTGAGAACCTCAACCTCTGCCGGCACTGGGCGGAGGAAAAACAGAGCAGCTCCTCCTGCGAACGGCTCCACATAGCAGGAGTGGCGTGGGAACAACTGAAAGATCCGATCGGCGAGCCGACGTTTGCCCCCTATCCAGGGAATGATGGGTTGGGCGGACATGATGCCTCCTGACGGCATGGGGCGCTCAGCGGCGCTATCAGGAGGCTCTCGGCCTTCAGGTGATTCAAGGTTCCGCACCGGGGACACTTGATTTGGATTTGATCGAATTGGCCGGCTCGGGCCAGCAGGCGGTTGCAGCCGCCACAACGTATGTCTTTCATCCTCTGCAAAGCCTTTTCAGTTTTGCTAGGCTCGCCCAGCTCTCGCGAGAGTGGGAGGGCCTCGGTTGGCTTGCAGGCTGTCTCTGCTGGTCGACGCCTCGGACGGGAGTTGCCGCTCCCCTACGAGGCGCCCTCTCTTTACTCCGAGGGGAGTGGATACCGCGCCTTGATCGCCTGGACAGCTGCGACCCATGCCGTCAGGTCCGGCTTGGTGCCAGCGGCTATGGCGTCAAACTCGGCCTCCAGGCGCAGCGGGTCGGACTCGGCACGGTAAGCCCGACGCCGTAACTCCTGGACTTCGGCAAGGACGTCGTCGGGATGGAACGCCAGGTCGCCGACCGTGACGCCAGCGAGTGCGGCGGCCTCGTCCAGCGTGCCATCCCACTCCGCGAAGAACTCGCCTTTCAGTAGAACTCGTTTCATGCGCTTGCTCCATTGATTGTCAGGATGGGTGCAACGTGGATACCCGGGTCGACGAGGCCACCGAACCACGCCGGGCATGCAAACGCGATCTGAGCCCCTGCGGCCGCGTAGATATACGGGCAAGCGTTGTCATAGCCGTTGTATGACTGCATCGAGAATCGCAGATGTACCCATTGATTCGCAGGCAGCACCACTCCAGGAGCAGCGACAGCGCCATTGATCCAGAGGCGATGGGTCGTATAGGGCGCCGACGAGATATGAGCTGAGCCGCTTTCGACTCGCAGCCACATGACCACCGTCGCCCACGCGCCCGCGTTGAAAACTGTCTTACTGCCGTTGGAGCAGCACAGATACCGCGTAACCCCATCCGCGCCGGCCGAGCCGGTTGTTGTCTGCGATCCCGCCGTCAGAACGGTAGTGAAGAACTCGACGCCGTACCTTGAAACCGATGTCCAGGTGCGGCCCATTGCCGTGAGAAGTGCCTGTACCCTCGCATTGAGCGCCGGCCCCGCCCCGCCGTTCGTGCTGTTGTCGAAGGCGAACTTGCCCCCATCTGCGAGGGTGGCGCCGTTCCAGCCATTGATGAAGGTGCTTGGAGTCCATGACGTTGTGAACATCGTATTCAGCGGATTGGCTGCGGTTCCCGCGAAGCGACCCATGTCGGGCATCAAGTTCATGAACGGCAGAACGTTGAGCGCCGATTTCGCGGCCGATCCCAGCTCCGTCCAAGCGCCGCTTTCGCGGGCATATGGCTTTCCGTCGCTCGGCGCGTCGGCCATCCCGCCCACCAGTTCCGTCCAGCCACTGGCCCCGAACTCATACGTCTTGACCTGGCCGCTCGGCGTCGTCTCGTTTGCGACCTGGACACGCCAGCCCAGCCGTGGCGGCATGTACTCCCAAATTGCCGTGGTGGCGCCCGTTGCCCACCAGCGCGCTAGGCGGTTCTGATTGGAGCCGGAGCCAGTGAAAATGTACGTGTCCCCCTCGGCCTGGCCGGTTGTGGGCAGTGTGGCGACGCGCCCCTTGACGACCGGTTGGCGCAGGAAGTCATCCCAGCGCAACAGGCGCATAAGTTCGCTGTAATGCCCCTCACCGGGGGCGCCGTTGATCAGTAGGCCAGTGTTCGGCCCCATCGTAAGACTCATGCGGAAACGCCTCCAAGTTCTTCGCCCAGGTGGAAGCCCAGGCCGTGTCGTTCGATTGTGATGTCGTGCTGCTGCCAACTCTGCAGACCGTCGCGAACGCTGAACAGCACGATGCGCAGCACCGGCAGCAGCCCATGCGCTATGTCGTCCTCCAGCGGGTAGGTCCAGGTCGTGCCGGTCAAGCCGGTGTACGACTTCTTCAGGCTGGTACCGCTGTAGATGCTCAGCGTGTATGTCGTGCCAGCTTCCAGCGATATGCTGCTCGCAGACGAGTCAACCAGTTGATCGGCCTGCAGCAGCCGGTTGCGGTGCGCCCACGACACGGTCAGCACACCGTAGGTCTTCGTCGGATACGCCACACCACACACCAGCACCCGGCCAGGCGCATAAGGCCGCGCCTGGCGCTGGTTCATTCGCAGCGAGTCGACCGGCGCGAGGCTCTCTGCGAGCGTCGCCGAGCTGGTGCGGCTCAGCAGCTTCACGTTCACTGTCTCGCCGGTCACGTACTCACGCGTGTCCTCTGTTGCCCAATCCTCGTAGAACCAGATCAGCGCGCCGGCCTCATGCGGCGCTGGCACCGTATCGACGCATCCCCGCGCGAGCACCGCGGTGCCGGCCGCGGCGTTGATCGCGTCGACGCGGAAGATCTCGTCATCGATCATCGCGGCCGAGCGCACCTCGACGAGGTCAAGGTCAACCCCTTGGACAAGCGTGACGCTGACGCTGGTCAGGCCCCGGCCGATATCTGCTGAGATCGTCGCGACCGGGCAGAAGTCGCCGGACGTCCGCTCTTCGAACCGTGCAGATCCCACGCGGCTGAGCAGCGCGTAGTTCATCTGCAGGCCGGACGGCCGCATGCCCAGCGCAGCGAGGATGCCTGTCTCTGGCTGCAGCTGCGCCAGATCTGCATCGCTCAGTGCCGCCGCGAGATCACGGTACGGCGCCTCGATGAGCCTGCGGGTCGCAATGACCCGCGGGGTGCGGTCGGGCGGGGTCCAGTTCGGCGGCTGGACTGCGGACGTCCCGGCTGCCGGCAGTCCGAACACGTCTTCCAGCGCGGTGATGGCGATGGTGCCCCTCGTGAGGGTGCCATAGTCGATCTTTCCGGCGCGTAGGACGATCAGTTCGATCCCGCGCTTCCGGCTGCGAACGCAGAACACGTCGCCGGGGTTCAGCGCATAGGCGCGCCGATCGAGCCGCAACTGGAGCTTGCGGATAGCCGACGTCGACACGTTGCAGTCGCGCGCCGCCACCCTGCCGGCCAACTCGCCGGTCGGTAGGCCCGGATACTCCTTCGTCGTAGTGATCACGCCGCCGGCCGCGCGGATCGCGCCGGCATTCTTCGCACGGGCACGCCGGTCGGTGTTGGTGATCGGGTCGTGCCACACGACGACGAACTGGTTCGCCGTGCCGTCGAGCGATGTGATGCTGTCTTCGTCGATCCCGAGCAGCCCGCTGTCCTCATCGAATACGGGCAGCGTCGCGACGTCGTAGTCGTCACGGATCAGCCGCAGCGTCCAGAGTCCGGTCGAGCGGGAAAGGAACTGAGTGGCGCCAATGTGATCGAGGACGGTCTGCTCGAAGTTGTCCAACTCGTCTGCCACGCGAAACTTGAGGCACAGACCAAAGCCCTCGGCGAACAACGTATCTGCGGCCGTGCGATACGAGGCCTGGTCCAGCAGGCCGCGATCTTTGCCGCGGCCCCAGTCGCGGTTGGTCTGGCATTCGAACAAGATGTGGGCGGGGTTCATCGCCTTGACCTCGCCGCCGGCAAGGCTGATCACGGCCTTCTCGGGATACCAAACTCCACCGTCCCATCCGTTCAGCGCGCGCCGCCACCGGCTCATCCAGGCTTTCGGGTACTTGTTCATCGCGCAGAGTTGCCCGTCGAAGAAAGCAGTGGTGACGCCACGGAACGCGGGCACCAGGCCACCTACCATCGCCGCCAAGCGAGGATTCACGGATTGGTCCGGGGCGCCGAACATGACGTCTAGCGGCCCGGCGATGCCACCCTCCGCCTTGTCCCCACCGAACAACTCACCGGCCTGGATCTGGATGGTCTGGTTGCTCTTGACCGACCCCTTCCAAGCGGTACGGTCGCCGGCCTTGATCTCGACCATCTCGTCAAGCGGGCCTCTCGCAAACCCCATGAGAATACCCATGTAGTAACGCCAGCCCATCGTTTGCGCTTTGCTACGGCCGCCCATTTCCCGCCTCCGCACGAGCGTGGTTGACAAGGCGTAGGGCCAGCTCGTCGCCGGTAGCTTCCAGCACCGATGCTGGCACTCCCTCGGCAACGAACCGGTGCCAGTCCAGGCCGTGGGCGTTGAACCAGGCCCTCGCACCGGATACGCAGTAGCCCGGTCGGCTGGTCAGCCCTGGCACACTGCGCAGATGCGCTGTTGTGATGATCAGATCCGTCACTTCTTCGACCCTTTCGATTTGACTGCCTTCATCCGCTCGTTACCGGTACCGAGGACGATCCAGTCCTCGATCCACACATCGCCGAAGATCACGTAGTGGCCAGTGCCGTCTTCGGTCTGAGGCAGATCTTCGGAAGTCAGCGCCTCCGGTTTCGGCTTCGGCGCTTTCGCAGAAGTAGCGCTGCTGATCAAATACGACGCGACCAGAATCGCGATTTGCACCCACATGGATGACTCCTACCACCAGGGATCGCCGTCGAACGGCGACTTGCCCGGAAGGAATGGCACTGCACCGCAGTTCGCTGTGTTGTTGAACTTGTCGTTGCAGGTTTGGATGAGCTGATCACATCCGGGGAACGCGACAGCCCGAGTACCAGGAGCCAACAGCGAGGTGCCACCCACCAGGACCAGGCGGTTGCCGGTGTGCTGCTGGATACCACGCTGCTCGATCACTCCCTGGCCGCTGTCCCACTCGACGTAGCCTCCGCGGAACCAAGCATCGGGGTAGCCGCCGATCGCGTTGCCGGCCCCCGTCACGCTGTTGCCATCACGCAACTCGACGGTGAACGGCACGCGGTATTGCTCGCGGTCTGCCCGGCAGTTGTGATCGAACACCGTGTAAGGGCACTCACGTCCCCATG